AACTCGCTGAACGGTGCGGCGTGGGATGCGCTGCCGCCTGAGACGAAGGAAGCGGCCCTGGCCGAAGCGCAGCGATGGCTGGCCACCTTGTGTTGGGATCCGGCGGCGGACTGCTGCGGGAGGGACTATCAGGCGGCGCTGCTGATGGCTACCGCAGAGCTGGCGCTGGCGCTGGCCACGGACCCGAATGCGGTCATCAGCGGCCCGTCTGATGGCAGGTGGACGAAACGGGAGAAACTGGATGTGCTGGAGGTCGAATACGACATGCTCCAGCCGAATCAAGGTGTTGATGCACCGAACAACAACTACCCGTTGATCGTGCAGCGGTTCCCGTGGTTGAAGGACATCCTCGGCTGCTGGTTGCAACTTGGCCCGAAACGTGAAATCCGCCTGTACCGCAACTAATGAGCCGCGTTGATACCACTTTCGGCACTCTTGCCCAGCGACTGGTCAGTAGCTGGACGATGAGCGACGTGGTGTTCGTTCGCAATGGTGTACCGAGTTATGACACGGTAACAGGTGAAATTGCACAGACCGAAACCCGCATCCCGCTGGATGCAGTGATCACCAAGCTCATGCCAAAGGAATACGAGGGGCTGTACCAGAAGAATGACGTAAAGATCATCCCTGACCCGACATTGATCGGTGACGAGCCGATCACGGAATCAGACTGGTTTGAGTACCCAGAGAATGGCAGGACGATACGGGCGAAAGTAGTTGATGCACGGCAGTATCGCGGTGATTCGCCTGTGGCGTTCATCTGTATTGCGAGGCCGCAGTAATGGCAGGAATTGGTGGCTTGCTACGTGGATTGCGTGCATTTGAGGAGTCAGTGGCGACAGTTGCACCACGCCGCATCGCGGAACGGGTAACGGCGGAACTGCAGGATGCCGGCCCTGCATGGAGCGGTACATTCCGTAATGCCTGGCGGATACTGCCAGGCGATAAGTCGCCAGCACCATCTATCGCAAGCCCAGGTACGTACCAAGTTGGCGACCGGCCAGATCCTGTGCCTGTCATTCGCCAGGTTGTGCCACCGCTTGGCTTTGGCGGCAGGTTCAGGGCAACACTGACCACCAAGAAAACGCTTTACACCATTGCCAACCTTGCGCAACATCGGCTTACTGCAATGGACCTGGAGCCGTCGCCGCGTATGCGTGCCGTAACGGCGCCGCGTGACTGGTTTGACACCTACCTGAAGGGCGGTCAGTTCAGCAAGACGGCACAGGTCATTCTGGATGAAGAAATCCGCAAGGCGGTGAAGCCATGAACGACCTCCAGGCCATCCGCCGCGCAATCGAGGAGCCCGTCGAGCTTGCCCTGGCGGCCCTGATCCCGCCGATCCCGGTGTTTACCGACAACCGGCTCTACGACGAAAACGACGCCACATCGGAGTTCTGCCTGGTGCGGGTGAGCTTCGGGCTGATGACCGACACCACCATCGGCATCTGCGGTGACGTGGAGTTCATCCGTGGCTCGGCGGTGATCGAGGTCTACACCCCGAAGGGGAATGGCCCTGGACGGGGCCAGCAGGCGGCGGAAGCGATCTGGCGGGCACTGATGCCCCTGAACCGTGCGCTGCCCGCTGCAGGCGATCTGGTGGTGCGCACAGGGTCGTTCTCGGGCCCATCGTTCACGCCGCTACAGGGCCGCCCGCATTTCTTCACCCGCCTGTCGCTACCGGTGCGGGCGCGAGTGCCGGGTGACGGCGACAACAGCAGCCTTTACCCCGCCCCGCCGACGCCGCGCATCATCACCGACGAACAGCTCTACGTGGCCGCTGATCCGGGGTAGGCTGGGTAAATCGCGGGTCCGTGACCCACGGGATGAAGACGCCCCCAACTGTTCTTCATTCTTGAGGTACATACATGCCCGTTGCATGTAGCCAATCGCAACTCACGGGTCAGGATGGCCTTGTGATGTTCAAGCCCGCAGGTACTGAACAGTGCCTGCTTGATTACACCGATTTCGGTCCCGCTGGTGATACCAACATCACCGTACCGCTGACGCACAACTACAAGTTGGGCGATCCTGTTGTGTTTTCGCTGGAAGGCGCGGCAGAACTGGATTCGGCCTTCACTGTCGGCACCACGTACTACGTGATTGCTGTTGGTGAGGAGTTCGTCCAGCTTTCGGCATCACTCGGCGGCGCAGCCATCGCTGCTATTGGTGATGGCGGACAGACTGGTACTGGTATCGCCAGTGTTGCACCTTCCAGCTCCTCGCCTGGTGCCGGGTACGCCAACGGCACCTATACAGGTGTCCAGGTGGTGCAGGGTGTCAACTCCACTGCACGCGCAACGGTGGTTGTTACGCTTGGCAAACCCAGCACCATCACCATCACCACCGCTGGCCTGGGTTATACCAACACCGCAGGCTCCATCCGTTTGCAGGGTGGTAATGACGGCAACGGCAACACCATCACTGCTGTGACGCCTACCCAGGTGTTCAACGGTGATCCCACCCTTACCACGCGTTCCGATACGCCTGGTGCGCACGTCGAAATGTCGTACGCCAAGTACGCAGCGGTGTGTCAGGTGGAATCGTTCCAGATCAACCTGACACGGGCCAAGATCGAAACCACCTCGATTCCGTGCAAGGTGGGTGGTGGTGCCAGCAAGTACGCTGCATTCCGCACGTATCAGCCTGGTTATGCCGATGGTACTGGCTCGATGACCGTGAAGTTCACGGCTGACAGCGAAAGCCTGGCGAATCGCCTGCTGGCTGACTCTATGCTCCGTTCACAAGCGGGTGCATGGGTGAAGCTGTACATCAATGCTGTGGCTGCTGGCTCCAGCGATGTGCCTGATGATGGCGCAAGCCTTTACATTGAGGCGCCGATTTCGCTGGAAGGCATGGATGTGAACCTCACGTCCAGCGGCGACACGCCGACGACTGCAACGGTGAACTTTTCCGTGAGCGGCCTGCCCAAGCACCTTCTTTCGATTGACCTCTGAGGTTGGCTGTTGCGTTGCTTTGCCTCCTGCTACGGCAGGGGGCTTTTTCATGCCCCTGCTACACTGCACCAGTCCTACCCTCTCTCTCATGGCAGCGGCAAACGAATCCCCGTTCAAGTCTGATGGCACCCGTGCCATTGACAAGCTGAAGAAGGCTGCACGGCTTGAGCGTGTCAAGAAAGTTGTCACCTTGAGCGATGGCAGCGAGTTTGAGTTCTGGTGCAAGCCGCTGGTTGCAGCAGAACGTGAACAAGCGCAGAAGGATGCAGGCACAACTGAGACCAATGCGTTCATCCTGCAACTACTGGTGAACAAGTGTACGGATGAAAACGGCACCAAGCTGTTCACCATTGCTGATATTCCTGAGCTGAAGCGTGAGGTGCGGGAGGAGGACCTTCAAAAAGTAGAACTCGCCATGCTCAACCCTGAGGAAGGCATTGCCGATGTAAAGAGCTAGCCCGCCAACTGCGGGCCGATAACTGGATGATGTTGTGTTTCGGTGTTAGCAAGGAGCTTGGTATTCCGATAACACAGTTACTGGCTGAATTGCCAGTAGAAGTCATTGTTGGGTACTCGGCGTATTTCCACATCTTGAACGAGGATCAGGCGAAGGCGATGGGCCGCTGAGGCGGGGGCAGGCTAGGCTGGGCCATCCCAGCCTCCCCGCAGAGCTTTGGCCAGCTACGACGCCAATATCAGGATTGGCGTTACAGGCCAGAATCAGATTGATGCAGCGGTCAATAGCATCAATCGGCTGCAGAAGCTGATAGATCAAGTTTCGCGTGGTGTTGTATTAACAGGTGCCGACCCACGCAGGTTATCGGCTGGTTGGGATGGTGTTGCCAATAGTATCAGCAAGGCAAATCGTGAATTGCAGCAGTTTGCGCAAACTGCAAACAGGCTAACGCAAACGCCACAGCGTGCATTACCGCCACCACAGCGTGGGCTGCCAGCGTCTGCGCGAACAGTTGATGTTCGTGCGACACCAGTTTCGGCTGCGCCCACGCCAGGCGGGGCTACGCTTCCATCAATCAAGAAGCTGCCATCTATTGCAGATGCGTTTGAAGCGATCAATAATCAACTGCTGGAATCAGATAGGAAAATCTTCCGTACAATTGATCGCACGATCAATGTAGCGAAAAGGGCTGTTGCTGAGCTTGAAGCAGATGCGTTGCCGCTTGCTGGCGGTAAAACGACCACACGCGCAGCGCAGGGTATTCGCGGCGCAGCGCCACTAGACCGCTTCCAAGGGTTGAGTGGCCGCATTGAAAATCTTACAAAAGACTTAGACACCAGAAGCATCAGGCGCAACCTTGGTGACAGCTTTGCTGATGAGTATGCCAGTGTCCCTGCGCGTGATCTTCGCAGAAGTGGTCAGCGCATGGCAGCAAGAATTGCTGCAGCGGACAAGGCAGAAGCTGAGATACCGAAGAATGCGCAGAGGATTGCCAAGGCATTGGACCAGGCCGCCGATCGGCTGGAACCAGCAGCAGCGGGTATCGGCAGTGGAACGGGTGGACGTGGTGGCAGGGGTGGGGGGCGTCGCGGTGGCCCACCGCCGCCCCCTCCTCCGCTGGAGCCGCCGTTCGGGCCGCCTTTCCCGAACGGAGATCGCAGGGCCGAAATTGCCTTGGGCCGCCAGCGGTTTGAGGCCGAACAGCGCACCCGCACAGAAGCGGGCAGGAGGCGCCTGAACACGATCGGTTCCGCAGCGATCGGTGGTGGCTTCCCGCTGCTGTTTGGGCAGGGTGCAGGCGCTGGGCTCGGCGGTGCGGTCGGCGGCCTGCTGGGCGGTGCGCTGGGTGGCTCTGGCGGCTTTGCCGGCGGCATCATCGGTTCGCTGATCGGCACACAGTTCGACAAGCTCAAGGCGAGCGCACTGGGCCTTGCTGATGCGCTCAAGGCCCCCAGCGAAGCGCTGGCGGCGATGGAGGCGTCAGGCATCAAGGTGAGCAGTGGGCTGAAGAACACCGTTGACGCCCTGGAAGGGCTGGGCCGCGCTGCTGAAGCACAGGCGCTGGTGTTTGCAGAACTGGAGAAACTGGGTGGTGCAAGCTATGTGCAGAACTTGCTGGAATTGGAAGAGGCGAACAAGGCACTGCAGGAGGAGTGGAGCAGGCTTTCGGTTGCGATCCAAAAAGAACTGTTGCCAGCATTTATCTTGTTGACCAATGGCATCGCTGGGCTTGTCAAGTTCATCAATGACAACAAGGGTGCATTTGAGTTCCTTGCGATACTGGGCAAGAGCGCCGTTGCTGCTACTGGGCTTGGTGCGATTCCGGTGTTGATTGGCGAAGCCGGTAAAGCGAATGCCGAGAATCAGCCTGGGAACCGCCAACCCCAACCTGTTGATGACACCCGCCAACGCAAAGCACTGGATGAAGCGGTTGCACGGCAGAAAGAAGCAGAGGATCTGCGGCGGCGTGGCGTACAACTTGAGCTGTCGCAGATTGATGCACGGTTTGATCGTGAGGAGGCAATCTTCAACTTCCGCAAGCGTGCGGCGGACCTAGAGAAAGAGGCCGCTGATTTCCGCCGTAGTATTGAAGATCGTATCTTTAAGCAGCGGCAGGATATTCGCCGCAGTGAAGCCGATAACACGCGGCAACGTGCGCAGCTTGCGATTGATCGCACCGATCTTGCCTTGCAGCGTGCAGGGCAGTTGCCTGCATCGGCGGGTGGCGGCGAATCGCCATTTGTCGCTGCAGCACGGGATTACATTCGCATACGGGCAGAAGGCGAAGCTGACCTGCAGCAGAAGCAGGTCGAAACTGCGATCAGGATTGAAGAACTGAAGCGCGAAGGCAATGACTTTGAGCGAGAAACCGCCAAGAAGGTGTACGAGTTCCAGCAGAAGGCGGAACAATTCGCAAGGGATGTGACCAAGTACGAATGGGAGACGGAGAAGAAGATTTACGCAATGCAGATTGAGGCTGCTGACTATCAGTATGCAATGTGGGAGAACGCATATAAGCGGCAGGTGGAGATCACCAACTTGCAGCGTGAAGCTGCGGCAAATCCGTTGGGCGACGTAAGCGGAGCCGCTGGACTGGCATCCAATAATTGGCAGGGCGTGATGGAAGCCGCTGCTCGCGCTGGAGCCAAGTTCCCTGAGCTTGTTGCGGCGCAATGGGCGGAAGAGTCCGCTTGGGGCAAGAGCCAATCGGGCAAAAACAATTTCTTCGGTCAGAAGGGACCTGGCACCACAAGGACAACACAGGAGGAAGTAAACGGCAGAAGGGTGACGATAAAAGATCAATTCATGGACTTCCCATCCTTGGATGCGTCCGTGAAATATCTTGTTGATAAGTGGTATAAGGGGCCAGGCGGCGCGAATCAAGGTGCAAATGCCAAGCAGGCCGCTGAGCTGTTAAAGCGTGGTGGGTATGCCACCAATTCGGGCTATGTAGATAATTTAATGAAGATCATTGCGGAGCAGAGAAAAGCGGGCAATATCAATCCAGTGCGGCTAGGCGTTGGTGGTGGCACTGTTGGCAACATTTATGGGCTAGTCAACCCTGTCCCGTCTGTGGACTTGCGCCGCAACAGGGGTGGGTATGCAGGCGATACAGGACTGGATATTTTGGCACCTGAGGGAGCGGCTGTCGTCTCCATGGCAAGGGGGCGGTTGATTTATGCAGAGCCAGGCCATAGCGCGCAAATGGGGCAAAGCTCTAGCTCTAGGGGATACACGCCGCAGCAAAGCATCCTGATAGAGCTTGAAAAACCGTTCATGGCTTTCGGCAAAAAGATCGCCTATGCGTGGTACACGCATTTGCAGGAAATAGATGCCAAGATCAAAAACAAGACTGGCATGATGATTGAGCAAGGCCAGTTTCT